ATACTGGATGAAGCTGAAATACTGTAAGATGAGGATGGATGGCGTTGATAATCGTATTATAGATGCTCGGTTTACGACTACGAGCACTCAATAGAAGGTGAATAATATTTAATTTTGTCCCATAATAAGCAAAATGAGAAATATCAAATACATAGTCGTTCACTGCACGGCAACGCCTCAGGCGGCTTCCGTTGAAGCTATTGTTAAGTATTGGAAAGAGCAATTAAAATGGAAATCGCCTGGCTATCATAAAATTGTAAAACCAAATGGGGAGGTTATCACATTGGCTTCGGATGAAACGGTATGTAACGGGGTCGCTGGGCATAATTTTGTTTCACTTCATGTTAGTTATATCGGAGGTGTCGATTCGAGGCTCAATCCACTCGATAATAGAACGGGCGGTCAGAAGGAAGCCCTCCTTCAAGTGCTACATAGCTGGAAGAAAAAGTACCCCACCGCAATAATTCAGGGGCATAAGGACTTTTTGGGGGTGAATAAAGCCTGCCCATCGTTTGACGCTAAAAAAGAATACGCCAATGTCGGTTAAAGATGCGTGCTATCGGAAGGTTAAAGCCTCCTACAAAGTTTTCCCATCGGCAAGGGCATCTCAGGCTATTGCCAAATGCCGAAAAGAAAGCGGTTCAGTAAGAAAGGGCGAGGCAGGTACATCGTTGAAGCGGTGGGAGGTAGAAAAATGGGTGGACACCCGCACAGGAAAGCCCTGCGGAGCAGGGGGGAAGAATGAATACTGCCGACCAACGAAGAAGGTGTCCAAAGACACTCCAAAAACGGCAGGAGAGATAGGAAAGAAGAAGCTGGCAGCGAAGAAAAGGGAGAAGGCTAAGGTTGGTATGGGCAAGAGGGTAAAACCCGCTTAAACATCATTTTGTTGACGTCAACGAAATGGTTTTGTGGCCATGGCAGGATTCGAACCTGCAATAAACCCCGCCATTGGGGTGTGTGTGCCTTTCCACCACATAGCCTTGTAGTCAGGACAGGATTCGAACCTGTATTTGCAGGCCCTTTCGAGCCCGTGGTTACCATTACGCCACCTGACTATTTACACAAATATACACTACTTCTCCCCAATTTCCCCCTTCAACTTCTCCACGTAGACAGCCGCATCCATCAACTCCTCCTGCAAGTGTTGCAGCCACTGCATCAGCGTCAGGTCATCGCGCTCCATCGTCGTGCCGTACTTCTCCTTGCCCTTTTCCGCTCTTGTGCGAAGTTGGGCAACAACGGCTTCGGTGATTGCGTCAGTCATTGGTGACGTGGTTGATGCGTGCCTGTGCTATTGTTACATACTCGGCCTCGCGTTCAATGCCGATGAAGCTAAATCCCTCCAGTGCAGCCGCTTTACCTGTGCTTCCCGAACCCATGAACGGGTCGAGGACTGTCCCGTTTGGCGGGGTTACAAGTCGGCAGAGGTATCGCATCAGGTCGGTGGGCTTGACCGTTGGATGGTTGTTGCCCTCATCCCTGTCGCGTTTGCTTGCCTTGGCGCAGTAGAAGAAGCGCGCGGCTGAGCCTGAATCGCCGTAAGTATCTGCGTTTGATTGACCGCCTCCAAACATACCCAATCCTTTGCTCGCCTTCTCACCGCCGCGCATAAACCCACTCTTTGTGTCAGGAAACAACCCCACCACCTCCTCGCTTCCATCGTGAATGAAGTTGGCGGGCCAGCGGCCAGGAGGGTTGTAATTGGCGGGCTGAATCATTGAATAATCACCATATACATTATTGTTGGTCATTGGTTGTGTCCCAAAGTCAGCGTGTTGATTCTTCGCGGTTGATTCTCTCCTGTCTGCATCAGACACAAACGCCACCCTTCCCCCATCCACATTTATCGCCCCCGTGCCGTGTTGCAGCACGTTCTCCGCTACCGTGCCAATCAGCGGCTTCCGAGCCACTGTTATCGGTTCAAGTGCGGGCTTGAGCGCAGTCCCCCAGCCTTCCCATTGCTTTGCTTCGAGGGTGGCGGGGGCGGTGATGGTCGCTTGATTTTCTTGTTGTGGACAGGCAATTTCGCTTTTGGATGTTCTCCAATTTTCATTAAAACCCACCACCTCCCGCTCCGCTTCAGCCGCCTTGTCAATCGCCTTGCTTACATCGTGCGACTTCGGAAATCCCGAACCATACACCCAAGCAATCATATCCCGAATCTCAAATCCAGCATCCTCAATCCTTACAGCCATTCGGTGCTGCGTTCTTGTTCCCGCAAACGCAAGAAGGTGGCCGCCATGCTTTAATACCCGAAGGCACTCAGCCCAAATCTCTTGGCTCGGCACGTCATAGTCCCACTTCTTCCCCATGAACGACAGGCCGTAAGGCGGGTCAGTAACGACAGCATCGACACTGCAGTCGGGTAGCGTTCGCAGCACGTCAAGGCAATCGCCGTGATGTAGTTTAATCATTAAGCCTTATCCTTCGAGTAGATAGACCAAAAGATGGATATAGCAACGAGGACTGCTCCCGTTAGTTCCTGCACCTGGTCATCGGTAGTCCACCCCTTAGTCGTTAAGACAGCACCGAAAGCCGAGAAAAGGTGTCTAACTATACCAAGCCACTGTTCAAGAGTTAAGTTTTTCATAAGGTTGTTGTTTAATAGTCAAATGTAAGGATTATTCCGATGCGCTCCGTTCATCGGATACAAAGTGCATAGCCTCGCATACGGACTTAGAAGGAAATTCAGCAGCCATCGCTAACTGATAGAAGGTTTCTACGAGTTCATCGGCAGTAACATCGCAGTGGTCGAGTTCGATGGTAATCCGCTTTCCGTAGTGGTCAAGACTCAGTCGGAATGTTTGGTTGGGAAATTCTGTTGCCATAGTGGTTTTGTTTAGAAAAAAAAATAGGGGGTATGCGCTCCCCCTATTCTTCTTAACACTTAAACCTCACAACCCAAGTGAGACTACCTGCAAATATAAGGCTATTTCTTTCTCGAAAAACTTTTATACATATTTATTCTTTTATTTTCGTTTTGCTTAGCATTTAGGTATTCAGCCATCCGAGCCTTCAGATTGGATGCGAGTTCCTGTGCAAGCCCAGGCTCGTTTATGAGCTGCCTAATCCTCTTGTACCATAAAGAGTGCTTATGCTCAGGGATGAGAAACCCGTGAACACCATCCTCAATACAGTCGGCATACATTGGGATGTCAGAGGCAATAATGGCTTTACCCATAATGGCAGCCTCAGATACTTTGAGTTCAGACTTGTAGGAGTTAAACTTGGTCTTTCTTAAAGGTGCTAAGGAAACATCAACGAAGTTGTAGCCACCGATGTAAGAATATATGTCGGCAGCAGCTATTCTCTTGTAATTTATGTTATAGAGGTTAGAGCTAAAAATATTCTCATAGGCTTTATAAACAGGATTATCGTTCCATCCCGCTAAGTAGAGGTTGTACCTGCCATCCAAATCCTGGTCATGGGCAAGTTTGCCCATCGAAATGCGGAGTATCTCCACATCCTCCTCGTGCTGAGCAGCCCCGAAGTACCCCACCGAAAAGAGGGGTTTATCAACGGATTTCGATTCGAACTGCTCAAACAGATGAGGGTAAGGTATATTAGGCAGTATTTCAACGTTTTTATTCAATTTAAGACACTCTTTTGCCAAATAGGTAGTTGTGGCAATAACGGCATCAGAATGTCTTATATGCGCTGCTACGAGCTGAGGCAGATTGTTGTCTAAATAGTGCCTATAAAAGCTATGCCCAGTTCCTAAATGCCAGTAGTCGTCAATATCGAGTATAACGCCAGCGCCAAATGACTTCATTAGGGCAAGTCGAGTTTTCATCTCGTCTATATTCGAGGCAAAACTCCTCGAAACAATAAAAAGGTCTATAATGGAAAGCTCCTGCGGAGTTAAAAGGTCTACATTATCGGTAGAAACCACCGAAATATTAGGGGAAACCTCAATCATACGAGTATGAGGCATCTCTAACCTATAAAATGCCGAACCCGTGTTGGCAGAAGTATAAAGTAAACATACAACCATGAGCCAAAAATAGCGGTTTTGCAAATAAACACGAAATTGAAAAGTTGTTTTTTTTCTTGCCCCTATATAAGGATATTTTATTCATATATTTATCGTTCTTCTATATTCAATATAATAAATATATTATTCATACTAATATATCTTCGTAAACTCAGATATATTAGTCATCATAATATATATATTATATTTCATATATCATCACTCTAAATATATTCATAAAATATCCAATGGGAGATTTTTTGGAATTTTTGAAAAATGAACGAAAATGAACTTGTTTGATTGTTTCAACTTGTGTTGTGTGGGGTCTGGCAGTGAATATGGGGGAAATAGGGGGTTCCCCTCCACTTCTGCGCGGGTACCTGAATTAAGCAAAGGCCGGAACCAGCAGCCGGGAAAAGTATGCCAGCAGCCGGAAAAGGAACCAAACAACATAACCGCGGCCGGATCAGTATTTCTGAAATTTCGGAAATATTTTTGCTTTGTGCGCCTGGTGGAATGTCCCTCCTCCCCTGGCTTCATTTCCTCCCCTTTTCACCTAAACAGATAGAAAAAACAAAGCACAAAAAAAGAGGGCCGAAGCCCTCATAAAATTCTTTTTGATCTTGTTTAATTTGCGTAGGTGAAACGCTCAACAATGTCTAAAGATTCGTTCCCATTATTCACGGGTTCAAATACTGGCGGGTTGATTCTAGACTCCATATACTCTGCCTTGCTGATTTTTTCACCATAAAATCCTTTATCATAGTCGTCAAATCGCTTGTTGTAGATGCTTTTTCCGTTGATAATGCGGTGTGTGATTGTGATTGTTTCCATGGTGTGTATTTTTTGGTGTTTTTGTATATGCAAATATACAAACAAGTTTTGAAACTACAAACAATTTTAAAAAATATTTTTAGTTTTTTTTTTCATCTGGAAATAAAAAAGAGGGCCGAAGCCCTCATAAAATTTGCTGCTAACTATTTTTTTTAGCCGGGTACCTCTTCAAATTTACCCGTGTTTAAATTGTGTTGGTAGTGCGTCACCTTAAAAGGGCTGTAATTTTCCGGCACTCTCTTTAGTAGACTTTGATATAATTCTATATTCGGGCTGCAGTTCCTCAGCGGGTTTCCATTGGATCCAGTGAGCCCCTCTTTTGCTCTTTTTATGACAGTTTCAAAGATTGGTAGGACCTCCGAAAGTTCAACATTATTTGAGGGGTTTAATCCGCTATATTCGTAGGCTGCGCGGATAGCTACCTTAGAATACACTAAAACCATGCGCAAAATATAGTATTGCTGTTCCTTTGTCCAGAGGTGCCACTGGTCGGCTATTAAATTATATGCGCCTGGTAGCTCTTCAATTTTGCGGTTTAAGTCAAAGTTAGTGAAATTGAAATATCCGTTTTCGTCTATGATCGGCAGGGCTATTTCATAATATGTTGATTTTTTAGGCGCACAAAATCGCCCTGTCTTCGGATCCTTCAACTGTCGAACAAATCGGAAGCCCTTGCTAGGGTTGAACTCTAAAAACGCGGTGCCTGTTGTGAGGTGCCTACCAAAGGGGTAGTCTTTGATCTCTTCGACGTGGGAAGATGGGAGAAAATTAAAGTTTTTCATAAGGTTAAAAAGTTTAAAGGGTTAAAAGGGTTTAAAGGGTTAAATTGAATAAATAAACTGCTTAAATAACTGTATTGCCTGGTTCCTGCTATAGCCGGTATACATGCGCTTGACTCTTTGATTGAATAGAATACAGCTAATTAAGTAAGTGCCGGATCCTTCGACCTGGTGAACATTCAAGGCCCTCAGGGCCTCTTCTTTTTGGAGATGGTTTCTCATGGTTTTAAAGGGTTTAAAGGGTTTAACAATAACGGTAGGCAACTACAGCAGCGCTGCCACACTTTGATAGGTGAATGAAATAAGCGGAAAAATAGGTTTGCCCGAATACTCCATGAAATCGGCCTGGCCTGTCGATTCTAATAAATTCATCTAAGCAAAGAATATAGTTTCTCTGGTCGTTGAATACAAATGAAGATTCGGAAAAATCGGCCTCCGGGTATTCTTGTTGTTGTTCCTGGCTTAATTCATACCAGTTCAAAATAGGAGAGCGGAAATAATAGGAAACTTGCATAAAAAAAGGGTTTAAAAAGGTTAAAAGAAAAAGAACATGACAAATATACGGGCTTGTTTTGAAATTGCAAAGCTTTTTGAAAATATTTTTAGTTTTTTTTCAGCCCTAATTTTTCCGCTGGTTCCTGTTTGGATCCCTACTTTTTCCGCTGGTTCCTGTTTGTTCCTGGTTCCGGCCCTGGTTCCTATTTTGACGACTGATGACGACTGACGATTATTGACGACTGACGACAAAAAAAAATAGGGCAATTAAGCCCTATTTTGACGACTGATGACGACTGACGACTAAAGATTATATTCAGAAAGAACAGGGCAAATAAGCAGTTCAGCAGTAGTTGAAATGTTAAATTAATTCATGTTTTATTTCCTCACCAGATTCGTCGAAAACAATATCATTATTTATAATCCATTCGGATATCGCGTCGTCGCTGGTATGATACTCAAATTCATTTTTCAGTAGAGTTAAATACTCTTCCAGGATATTGTTTAAAAATTCATCATCAAGTTCGGTAACTTCATCATCTTCGGATAAATTATTATAATCCTGTAAAAACTTCTCAGCTATTCTGTAGGTTTCACAGTCTTTGCCGTGTTCCTCCATTATTTTGTTGGCTACATCAATACTACAATGGTTGCTTAAAAATTTACCGCTACAATAAGATCCCCTATCAAGATCAAAGCCGGTTATTTTAATGCCAATCATTTTGGCCTCATCATAAATACTATGGTACCAATCAAAATACTCGACATTCACATATCGAAATTGATTTAATGCGCGATCCTTTGCGGAATTTGTTAATTCTTCAAAGCTGAAGATTTTAATTTGTTTAGTTTTCATAATAATAAGGGTTTAAAAGGGTTTAAAAGGGTTAAAAAGTTAAATTAATCCGTTATCGGCAAAAGAAAAATAATTATCTTCAGTTAAAATTAGATGGTCTAATAATGTAACGTCGAATATTTCTAAAGCCTTTTTTACTTTTTCTGTTATTCGTTTATCTGGTTCCGACGGCTGCAAAGAACCCGAAGGATGGTTATGAACGATAATAACAGACGATCCCAAACAGTCTATAACATGTTTACATATAACCTTAATGTCCACAACAGTTGAGGATACTCCGCCTTGTGAAATTTTAGCCCAATGTTTTAATTTGTTAGATTTACTGAGGATCATTATATAAAATGATTCTACTACGTCTATATCATCATCGTACATTTTTCGAGCTAAATCCGCGCTCATTGCACTGTTTTTAATTTGTTCTGACTCAATTTTAATACCTGAGTCGCAAACTACACTGATGATCTTTTTTTGTTTTGAATACATAATAATAAGGGTTTAAAAAAGGGTTAAAGAAAAGAACAGAACAAAGGTATGAATAAGTTTTGAATAAACAATACTTTTTGAAAAATATTTTTAAGTTTTTTTTTTGTTGGTTCCTATATCATTTCATCATATTTGATTCAGGTTCAGATCCAGGTACCACCCGCACCCGCATACATACACGAGCTGACGACTGATGACGACTGATGACGATTGATGACGACCCCCGTTGATGACGACTGATGACGACGACTACCAAAAAGTGCGTTTCCTGACGACTGATGACGATTTCAAAAAAAACTTAAAATATTTTTTTCAAAAGTGGTTGCGGATTGAAAATTTATGCATACCTTTGGCCTGTTGATTAATTACTAACCTTTCTAAACCAAATTACTATGACTGATTACCACGATTTATTTGAGTCGATTATCCAGGCGAAGGAGAACGGCAACCATAAGTTTGCTCGCGGGAAATTTCAAGAATTGACCACTGACGAACAAAAGCGATTCTTCGATTTCTGCGAAGATTACCTCTATTATGATGCTATTGATGCTGGTTCTTCAACCTTTATGGCTGATGATATCTACCCCTATTTCTTAACCCCTTCTTATTCAACCCTCTAAACCCCCAAACCCTATGAAAACCCGCCTAAAAGAAGCTTTTGACTACTTCTACGCAAATGCTGCCCGCATTATTGACTATTACACCCGTATAATCTTCAACGTTTTAACGCTGATGATTATCGCCCTGATTATCCGTAACCTCTTTTTCTCAACCCTCTAAACCCCCAAAACAATGACAATCGTAGAACACACCCCAATTTCATTGCCAACAGATTATTGCGATATCGTGAACGCGACGATCTACCGAACTGGCAACTATCCGAACCAAAGGTACAATGTTACCATCTCAGACCTACCGGCTCGACTCAGCGAGGAATACTCCAATGACGACCTCTATCGTCTTTGGGCTGAACAACACCCAGAATGGGATGCAGTGATATCATATTTTTGTTAATCTTTTTAATTTCAACCTTAAACTTATGAAAAATCCAAATTCAACCTATTTGACCGTAAAATTGTCCTTGCACCCGAGTGAGGCTAAGTCAATTTTTCAGCGCACTTGTGGCTCAATCTACAAGGAGGCTCTGCTCGAAGACATCGAGAAACATATTAGCCGGATGGCTGATGAATACTTTAAGTCGTTAGCAATGAGGGCTGACGATAACTTTGAGCTAGACCACTCCGAAATTATTAAGCCACTGACGCTGAATTATGAACATGTTGGCCGCATCAAAGAACACTTCCAAAAAACTAACTAAACCAACTTACCCATGAACAACCTTTATCAACGCCTGACGCCTGAGGCTTATTCGCTAATATCCAAGCTTAGGGAAGCCGAACGGGAGATGATTGTAGAAACCCTTGTGTCTTATCATAGCTACGCCCTTGTTTCTTTATTTGAGGCTAAAATCGTATGCAAGACATTAGGGCTCCCGCAAGACTTCGCATCCTTTGAAAACCTATTTCTATCCTATGAACTCTCCCGTTAACTATTTATCCGAGGAATTTGACAAGCTGGCTGACTGCCTGTCTACCGGATCTGAAAATTACACTAATGCCGACTTCCGTGATGCCATCCACAAGGCACTGTTGATGGAGGCTGTTCAGAAGAACAACCTGCCCGGATGGGCTGAAACTTTCATCGAACAACTATGCACTGACCTCGAGAAAAGAGGTAGGCACAATGACTCCGAAAAACTTAAAAAACTTTATTACAAATGAGCTTACAATACCAAAAACTAACACGCAAGTTCATCCAAACGATGACCAGGGCGCACTGGCCTATGCCGCAAGAAGCCATTGATGAAATCAGGGGCTACATCTATCATGGCGACTACCAAGCCATTGCTGACGCTGTTCCCTGTAAACACCTGATGGTATGGGATCACCTTAACCGACCACGGCAAAAGTATAGGCTGTCAGTTATGAAGGCTGTTCTTGCCCGTGCCGAACAAAATCAACTGTCTATGCTTGGCGAAGTTCGTATGACGATGCTTAGGGACATCCTGATGAAGCTGGATCTTCACTACAACACCGAAAGGTATCGTGAACGCCTAAAAATCTACGCTGACGCAAATGAACAGTTAAAGCCCTATGTTGAATTTATGAACTCTATTACCTCACCTTTACAAACCTCTTAAACCCAAAAACAAATGAAATCACTATTCAAGGCACTTCATGCTGCCAAACTCGAATTTCCTGCCATCAAAAAGGACATGGACAACCCGTTCTTCAAAAAGAAGTATGCGGACATTAATTCAATCCTGGAGCAAGTTGAACCGATTATGGCTAAGCACGGATTGATGATACTTCAGCCGATTGACTCCGACTCGGTATGCACCCAAATCATTCACGTTGAATCCGGTGAAACGATGACCTCATGCCTAAAACTTTCAGGCAACTTAAAGGCTCAGGACCTGGGATCTGAAATCACCTACTTCCGCAGGTATTCACTTCAATCCCTTCTTGCACTACAAGCCGAAGATGATGATGGCAATATAGCCCAAGGCAGGACTAATCAACCACAACAAAGACCTGCCCCCGTACAAGCCCCTGCACCGCCACCAAAAGGAACTGTTATGGCGACACCATCTCAAGTGGGTGAAATGAACGGTATGTGGGGGGAAATTAAGATTAAAGCCCCTGATGCTCTTTCGGGTATTGTTAAGAAATACTCGCTATCCGCTGAGCGCAAGTTTCAGCACCTGACTTTCAATGAGGCGGTAGAATGTATCAACACCCTCGATAAACTTATTAAAAACATCCAATGAATAGAGAACTTATTTCGCAGGATATATCCAAGGCCGATATTGAACGCTTCTCCAACTCCGTTGTCCACTCAGTCCTCGATGGCGACCTCGACCCCTTTGCCGTACATATCCGGGCAAAAGCAGTTATCAAAGCCCTGGAAGCTATCATCACGCAAACGGAAGAGTTAGCCCGTGAGCAGGCATCGAGATACGGTGAAAAGTCATTCACTGCCTACGGGGCGAAGATAGAACTCAGGGATGGTTACGACTCCCCCGACTTCTCAAAAGATGAAGTTGCCGTAGGATTGACCGAACAGCTAAAGGCTCGACAAGACCTTTTAAAGCAAGCCTTTAAGCTTCGAGATAAGGCAGCCATAGTAGACCCACAAACAGGAGAGATCGTGCCTGTAATGCCCCTAAAAACGACAAAATCAAGTATATCTATTTCTTTCCAAAACCCTTCAAACCTTTAAACCCAAAAAAAAATGAAATCACCAAAAGCATCTAACCTCGAAACGTACAAGCTTCTTATTTTTGACTTGTACCTACACTCCCAAAAGAATGGCGGTAAAATCAACGGAAATGAGATTAGGGACAAGTTCCGTGCCTACAAGATTGACACTCATTACACCAAGAAATCCCTTATAACTTTAGGGCTAATCAATGAAATTGAAAGAGGCCCGAAAAAGATGGCAATTTATCAATGGTCTGGTGGTGTTCCCACTGAAGAAATGGCCAATCATTTTTTACACGAAGTGTATATGATTAGGCATATCGACCAAGAAAGCGTAAGATTGAGGAGAGTTGAGCAAAGAAAGGCTTTAAAAGAGCTGAAAATGGCCAGCAAGAGAGTTGATGAAGCCCAGCAGTCTTTTGAAGAGGCGATTGAGGAGCATATTGAGCGGCAGGTGTCGCCTACTTTAGATTCTTGGTGCTTAAAGTTCCCCGATGAGAAGCAGTATTTCTCCGCCTTCGGCCTTGAAGTGATGCGTAAAATTGGTCGTATGTTTTGTATCGAGTCAATCAAAAATGAGTTGGATGGGCAATAGCCCATTCAACTCCTAAACTAAAAACCTTATGAAAAAGCAACAAATTGATGTAGTGCGTCGCAATGATGTCCAAACTAAACCAACCCAACTATGAACAAAGAATTTATCCCCTACGAACAAGCCCTTGCACTCAAATGTCTTGGGTTTGATGAACTTTGTTTTGGTTGGTATAATGAAAGGCAAACCTTGTTATGGTTTACGCAGGATAATTTTTGGCATGACATGGATGAAGCCGAATGTATTGCCCCCCTCTATCAACAGGCGTTCAGATGGTTCAGGGAAAAACACCGCTTAAGGCACTTTATTGAGTACGACGATGGCCATTACAATCCCGTTGTTCAATCCTCTTTAGTGTACCATTGTGACACTTACGAAGAAGCAGAACTTGCCTGCCTTAAAAAACTAATTAAACTTTTAACCCCAACCCAACCCATGAAAACCTTTAATCAATACCTTGAATCATTAGAAGCCTGCCAAACCGCCATTGATTGGGCTGGCGATAAAACAATTGAACAGGTCGTAGCCGACTGCCATCGTGGCGATTGGCTGCTATGGCTGGCAAAAAAATGCGGTGTCGAATTACAACCGCTGACCCTTGCCAAGGCGCATTGTGCCAACACGGTGCGACACCTTATGACTGACGAGCGCAGTATTAAAGCCGTAGATGTTGCCATAGCTTTTGGCGAGGGTAGAGCTACGCGGGATGAATTAGATACCGCTGCCTATGCCGCTGCCGCTGCCGCTGCCGCTGCCGATGCCGCTGTCGATCCCGCTGCCAATGCCGCTGCCGCTGCCGATGCCGCTGTCGATCCCGCTGCCAATGCCTCTGACGCTGACGCTGCCTCCGCTGCCTATTCCGCTGCCGCCGCTGCCTATGCCGCCGTTGAATATGCCGCTGCCGCTGCCAATCGGCAGCAAACCGCTGATGTTTGCCGAAAGTACATCGGCGAATTAATCATTGAAAAAGTTAACCAACACCTAAACCAAGCAAACCAATGAAACTATATACGAAAGAAATGTTTTTAATCGCCGCTGAAAAATGCGAGGTGTCAATGATAGATGCCCAGCACATCATGCGATACATCGACGAGTATGTAACGCCTATTGAACTGCCAAGTGATGAGGAGGTAGATGAACGGTTAGAAGATAGTGTGGGTAGCTTGGAATTTGACACAGGGTTTCAAGTAGGCGCAAAATGGATGCGTCATAAAATACAAATAAGAACCAACACCTAAACCAAACCAACCTATGACCAGAGAACGATCCTTCAAACACTTCTACCCAGTCCCGCACGACGGCGGCTTCATTGAACCTATAATCCACATCGAATACGAGGCGCACGACTGGAATCACGAACACGCTGGCAGCATCGACGTCCTCGACGCCACGCTCGGACATTTCAAGTTCGTAAAGGACAACGACCGCTTTGACTTCATCAAGGCAGTTATGACTGATACCGAGCGCGAAGTCGCGCAGGCGTGGCTGGATCAGACATCGCTCGACTTCTTTCACGACGCCGCCTTTGAAAACGAGTGCCAAGAATGGCAAGAACCACCCTTATCTTTACAACCTTAAACCCAAACCAAATGAGTACATACCAAAAGAAAGACGGCGACATCAGCGTCTTCAACAATCAATCAGACAACGCTAACGCTCCCTCGTTGAAGGGCAACCTACTGCTGAACGGCGTCGAGTACCAAGTCGCGCTCTGGCGCAAGCAAGGTGCAAAGGGCGAGTTCTTGGCCGGCAACGTGCAGGTCAGGCAGCAGACCGCAGAGCGTCCAGCACCAGCGCAGTCATTCACCATTAGACCAGAACCAGATGGCAGCGACCTTCCCTTCTGACCTTGGCTTAAAGCTAAGCCTGCAAATCGATGG